ATGAAACCACTAACCACCGACGAAAAGCTTGACCTCATTCTGGAAAAAATCGAGAATATAGAAAGAATGCTTGATCCGATGGCTTCAATTTCGGCTGAAGAGGCAGGGAACGAAGTCGCAGAGGCTATACTGTCTGGAGACAAGGCAAGATATAAGGCGGCGGTTAGAAGAATGAACGGGGGTAGGAAGTAATCAATATTTATACCTCTGGTGGAGAGCAGCAACTTTTTCCAGGCTTGTATTAATCAACAAACAGTTTTCGGCTGTCGCTATATCAAGTCCTCAGTCACTCTAGTCCTGCAGTGGCAATAAGCAAGTTGGATGATGAACGGGCTATGTTCAACATAGGTCGTCAGGGGGTAGATACTATCGACACCCCTGGCAAAGAGCACTACACGCAATAATTAGCCTAGCTTGTATTCGCTCATTCTCTGGTTGAATGATCCGGAAACAAAATATCAGAATACTTTTCATCGGCTTCAAGCGCCAGCCGCTCAACAGCCCCGGCAAGAGAACAGCCCCACGTTTCAGATAGTTTTTTAAGCCGCCAGGATGCAGAATTATTTATATAGCCGTCCAGCCGCTTTCCTTCCTGCTTCTTTCTCCAGGCTTGAGCCTTGGCCATCTCGTCTTTATGTCTTAAATTAATTTTTTTTCGGCATCTATTTGCTTTTCGTGCCATTCCTTCCATTGCAGTTTTTCATATTCGTACATCTCTTGATCAACAATACGAGGGCGTATGTACTCTATATTCTCTATCGGCTTTATTGAAAATATCATACGGTGTGCATGCTGAGCAGTTATCTTATTAAAGAGCTTTGCTTTCTCTTTCGTTATGATTTTCTTTTTAGGAACCTTATCTCCAATGCAGGTGTACAATAGGTGCCTTGGGCTTATGGGTAGGAAAAGATCTATTTTCTTGCGTCCCCAGCCACCATTGAAATTATAACCTTTCTCATGATAGTTTAACCGAACCGCCGGATTGTCACTTGTTAGCCAGTAGTAGCCTTTAGGGGGATATAGAATGGACCAATGGTGCTTGTAAAGTACATTAATTGTTGATTCAAGGTGAATTTTGATACTATATAACCATATAGCCCTACCGAGGATCGTTTTGCATTCAATGATTCCATTCTCTCCATTTTCCCCTGGCGTGCATTGAACACTTAAGGGAAAAAGATGTTCGTTCCTTTCTGCTATTATCCTAAGAGGCTCACGGCTCCTTTCTCTTAATTTTGAAGCATTTGCTTCAGGGTCAGTAGTAAATTTTTTTAATGTTTTATCTAAAATTAGTGGCAATTCTTTTTCCCACCTTGGAAGAAAATCCAGTAAGCTTGCAGGCGTACGGACGCTCTGGGCCGCATAATATCTCGCCAATAACCTCCAGTCTGATCGAGTCAGTCGGTGCTCATTTAGAATCTTGGGAAGTACCACTTCAGTAAATGGGTTCTCGATATTCTGGTCGAACCATCTTTCTATATCATCAATTTCTCCAGATTCAGTTATTCTCGTATATAAATCAGTTTGAAAGGCGATTTTCCGACGACTTTGGGGTGACCACAAGGGTACATTTTTGTTAGAGACAAGTGTTCTGCAGGTCCAAACTTTTCTTTCAGCTTCCCATTGTTTAAGATAAATTCGCGGGACATAATGATTGTCCCGCTTAATATTATTGCCTTTGTTCATAGTACTTGCAGTGAGTAGCTAAATTTTTGCTTATCCTATCCCTTTTTTTGAACAATCATAAGATACTTTATTGTGACAGGCTCAAATTTCACTCATAAAAAGGTATCGATTAGGGAATTTCATTAATTCTTCACGGATCATTCTTTTTTCCCTTTGAAGTAATCTGCAGCGCACTATATCATGAGAACCGGCAAAAGAATGTTTCCTTTATGATTACCACTCAAAAAGGCTGGTTGGTTTTCTCTAAAAAAATCGAAAGGATTGTGAAACTTCCCCTTACCTGAAGAGTTCGGGTTGGTGTATAGGGGGGATTTCCAACAGAAAATAGTGACAGTTTCAGCCGTGGGTGATTTTTAATAATACTCTTCTTGTTCCTTCCACTCCAACCACTCCTCAAATTCTTCTTGAAGTATTATTTCGTCCATTTCGAAATACTCATCACCATATTTTTTGGTTGCCCATGTATCAAAGGCTGAAGCGTATTGTCTTTGAATAGTATCCTGTTTTCTTTGCTCATGAACAATCTTGTGACACCCACCGCATAATACTGCAACGTCCTCTAATTTTTCATGATAGAGAGTTTTATAATGTTTGTGATGAACTTCTAGGGGATTTTCTTGGGTCCCACACCTTTGGCACTTTACACCCAAGGTTTTCAGGGCATACTCTCTCTTTTTCCTCCACTGGTAGGATTTTATGTAGGCTGGATATCCCATGAAAGGGCTTCTGGGCCCTAAAAAATTGTCTTCAAAAGACAACGGATCGTCTTTCTCTGTAATTTCGAAGATTGACCTTTGTATCATGTTCAAAAATTAAATTGGAGTTCACCGGCGAGTTTTAAAGAGCCTTTGTTGAGTACTTTGTAAGTCAATTTTTCAATATAGTATCAGCAGAATCAGTTAGCTTCTTTTTGCTTATAACTGAATAACCAATATTTTCTAATTCCAATTCGATACTGCTGCACATATGTGTGATCCTGTGAGGATCTAACCAATTTGTTTATTTTTGTAAACATTAACTCGGTAAATAAACATTGACTGGGCAGGAAACTGAAAATATGATGCTCGATTCTCGATGTTCCGTACCTTGAAGATATAAGGAGTCTGGACGACGATGAGCTGACCTCAGTAATTCTTAGTTCAGGTGGCCAAAGGCGGCGACACGCCCAGAGGATTGAGGCTATCGACGCAGAAATTACCGCCAAGAAAAGAGAAGTTGCCGCGGCACAACAGACGATTGAAGGCCTTGCGCCGGTCAGCCATCACCGTAACAGGATAGCCCGGGCCGGATCGTTTCGGCTCGGGCTATTCAGTAAACTCACATTTACGGTTTGTCTTTGAGATATTTTAGTAGGTAGTATTATTGCTCACCGCATAAAAGTTCGCACCAAAAGGAGCCTTGGGAGTCAGTTTTCGGCATATAGTCTACTGATTCTTCCTTCAATTCACTTTTGGTTTGTATACCAGACCGGAATTTTCCCTCGGTAATTAAATCCTCAGTAGCAATCGCTCTTATAGCTTCTTCCTCTACACTAAACATCCAGCCATCTTCCATGGCCTCTAATTTTCTTTTTTCAATGCGAACATGCCGACGGAAACGAAGTTGCATCTCTAATTCAAGATCCCTCAAGTTTCCCCGTAAGGTTGCTATCTCTAGGCGCAGGGGGTTTTCCTTGTAATCTGGATTCTTGCTAAGATGTTCATGAACAGCCTTTGCAAGTTTATAAGTCTTGGTAATGAAGTCCATATTCTCTTGCAGGTACAGACTTCCTTCTACTAAGCTGGCTTGATGAGCATCTCTTTTTGCATCTCTTCTTTTTGACATGGTCTTTCCTCTTTACTGTAATTAATTGTCGTTCCGCCGGACAATAAAAAAGGCGGAAACTATGCAGGTTGGCGTACCGGCCAGAGGACCGGCGAGCACAAGGCTCCCTACATAGCTCCGCCCAATTGAGAGTAAGCCTATGCTATGGACAAAAAAAACCGCCAAAATTGATAAATGGCGGTAATGTCCGCCTCTGGTTCGTGACGCCAATCACGGTCGCTGATTTTGCAGCAACAAGCTAATGTTACTCCTACAGTTGGAAAGGTGCAAGAAGTTTATTAAACAAATTGAAAAAAAGCAGAATCATGGGTGCTATTGAGGCTGACATGATGAGAAGACATGTCAGCCTTTTCGCCACTTCTTTGCGTTCCGCCAAGGGGGTCCATCAGATGGACACCCTTGGGGAAGAGATGAACGCTTTAGCAATTTTCAATTATGGTGATAGCGAAGTTAGAACGGTATCTAAAAACAGTGAGCCTTGGTTCGTCGGAAAAGACGTTGCAGATATACTTGGATACGCCAATACCAGAAAGGCAGTCCGCGACCATTGCAAAATGGCTGAAAGCGCTGGGGGGAACGATTCGTTCCACCTCGACCCTCAAACCAGAATCATACCTGAAGCGGATGTTTACCGGGCACCCGATTAACAAGCCCGAGCCGAACAAACAATTCAGCTCGGGCTTGTTCCCCTCACATTTCCCTCCTGATGACTTCTTTACAGGTTTGCTCTATCTCACGTTTCAAGGTAAGGGAAAGCCGCCGGCTACCACCGTCAACCATTATCTCATTCGTAATACTGGCCGTTTTGCTGCCGTCGCCATCGCCTCTTATCATGCCGCCAAGCGCTTTCATTTGCCCCGGCGTGAAAACCCCTTCGCCCTCTTCCAGAATTGCCGGGAATTCCCCGGGGAGTAGCCCTGTGTGGTAGCGCGGTGCGTTCTGGAATGTATCCAGAGGGACCGGTCTGATCTTGGTCTGTTCAACACCAGCAACACCGCCAGTATGGAATAATGCGCTGAAAAGGCCTCCAAGCCCCGCCCCCATGTCACTCCCAATCGCCCCGATACCTGAACTGGCGAGAAAAGATGAAGCCATGGCATTAGCAAGAGCCCGGTTAATCGAAGTAAGAAACGATTGTATATAGTCGGAAAAAGAGTCAAGCTCACCCTCAAGGGCGTCGAAAAAGAATTCCGAAAAAGCGCTGTGCATCGCTCTGGCCGTCTCTTCTCCGAGTATTGCCATATTACCTGCGGTATCCCCCCAAAGCCGTTCTATTCTTTTAAACCCTTGCTCAAACGCCGTTAACGGGTCAAGTAGACTCTCCGCAATGGCAAGCTCTGCCTTAAGTGCCGCGGTCATTCGTCCGGTTGCTTCGGCCTGGGCAATTAAATTTTCCAGGATGTCAACCTGCAGTTGGTAATACTCTTGCCAGTCACCTTTCAGCTCTGCTGCAATAGCACGATCATCGAGCACTCTTTCCCGATAGGCAAGTGCAACCTTCTGCTCTTCAAGAGCAATTCTTCGCTTAACATCCGCAAGCGCCTGGACCGCTTGAAGGTTTCCCGCCGCTGCCTCTCGCTCAAGCTGCAGATACTCTTTTGATGAGAGAGCAAGATCATTTTGCGCCTGCTGCGCTGCTACTGTCTGGCCGGTGAGGTTGAGAATTTCAATGGACAGCTGCTGATAGCCGCGTTCCTGGTCGTGGAGATACTGCTTGATCTCTTCAGAGTTCTTGGCGCCGAGTACAGCCCGCTTTCCTTCTAATTGAATGAGTTGCTGCTCTGCGGTGTAAAGTTCCCTTTCCGCCCTGGCCTGTGCGATTCTGTCCCGTTCTGGTGATGGCTGCCCCTGTTTGTCGGTGACCGGTGCAAGTCCTTCCATCGCCAGTTGTGCCGCGGCAACTTCTTTTTTCTTGGCATCGATTTCTGCATCGATTGCCTCCATCCGCAGGGCGTGTTTTTTCTCAAGATACTCCCCGAGAGTTTTCAGCCCCCACTCATATTGCTGTTGGTTGATCTCTGCCTCGAGCGATGCACCAGCCTGAATCATTTCCGCTTTTTTATCTTCAAAGGCCTGGATAGCATCAAGTTCCAGCTGTTTCGCTTGATTTATGAGTTTTCCGGCGCTGGCGTCAACAGTATCTTTTTTGGGGTCAGGCACATAATCTGCGCCACCGCCCTTGTCTCTACTGCTGCCGTCAGGGTTCAGCCCTGCTTCAATATTGGCCATCTGCTGCAGGGCTTTGTCCTGGGCTTTGTAACGCGCTTCGAACATTTCGTTCCATTGGCGCATTTTTTCATCCCAACTGCCGAAGGTCGCCATGGCACCTATGGTTGTCATGGTGCCGCCGACCTTGTCAACCAGCATTGAGAATCGGCGAAACTCGGCAATGATAGACCGGACTGCCCCTTGTACCTTCTCTATTCCATCAACGAAATCAGGGTTCCAGTCCATCTTTTGTGTTGCTTTGTCCAGAACCATTATATCGTCGATGATGGCTTTCAGGTCGTACTTGACCGCCTCGAACAACGGCTCAAAAGCCTTGCCGCTTTGTTGCTGGGCTATGTCGACAAAGTTTGACCAGATACCACGCCATGATTCCTGCAGCCGGTCACCGGCTGCCTGATATGCAGAGAGCCTTTCCATGAGGAAAGAGAAAAGTCCGTCGGCGTTATCCCTATATTGCCGGATATCTTCGTTTCTGATACCGAGAGCGGTTGCTATACGGGAAGTTCGCGGATTAATCGATTCGGTGAGCAGGGACCGTGTTTCCTCACCGAGTTGGTTCATTAACTGGCCGGTGTCGTCAATGGCTCCAGCGGCCTGGACCATCGCCAGGGTAAACTGAATTATCTGGTCATTATCAAACCCCTTGGCAAGAGCAACCGGCATGGTGACCTGGTATCCCTTGACGACCTGCTGTAGTGTGGCGATTGTCTGCAGGTTTGCCGCCTTGAGTTTTTCGGTGGTATCAAGAGCATCACGCTGCGCCTCGTTAAAGGCCCGCTGTCCTTCAAGCACCTTGCCGGTGAGTTGATCAACATAGCTTCCTTGCGTAAGAAAACCAGAAGCAATACCGATTTGAGCAACTTCCATGCTGGCGTTGAAATCAAAAACAGCCCTATCAACAGCCCTGATGACCATCTCAGCGGTGTACTGCCAGACAATCAACTGCGTTGCCGCCCGGGTAAAAGCACCGCCGATCATATTTCCGGCACGCTCACCAGCCCTGCCGGCACGATTCATGGAAGTTACAACATTGTCAATCTGCGCCTTTGACAGATTCATCTGAATGCCAAGAGCACGGATCTCGCTTTTCGTCAGTTGCGCCGACCTGGCAATACTGCGCAGTGCTCGTTCTTGTGCTCGTTCAGCACTGGTGTTGAGCATTCGGCGTTGCAGAGAGAGGAATTGCGCCTCAGTCATCCCGAGATTGTTTCTCAGTCTGCCGATATCAACGCCGATATTATCAAAGTCTTTGCCGGTGAGCTGTGAGGCTCTGCCGAGTGTGTTGAGCGATTTGACAAGGCGGTTGACAGATCCTTGTATTTGCTGGGGAGAAAGGGCGTTGTTGAGAGCATTTGACATGCCCCGCGCCTGCTCGGTTACATTCTGCCGCGCCTGGGCAATGTCCTTTTTCAGTCGGTCATAGTCACCGCGTATCTCAACATATATACCGGGTATCTTCGTCATGTGTCACCTCGTTTGATTTAGATACGCCGAGCCTTGTGGGGAGGGGTGGACGCTTAGAGAATTGGAGGGAGGGAGTGTAGCTCCGTGCCTGGAATTATTGATTCGTTAGGGTTTTATATTACCAGCCTTTCTCTTCCTGGCCACCGAAAGAAGGTCTTTTATCTTTTTCCTCCGGGTTCGAGGATTTTCTGTGAACATGACGTCAGCAATCGAACAAGCCAGACCTTTGGGCTTATTGCCGCCTAATCCTTTGGTGTGTTTGAGAATGTGGCGCATCTCTTTGGGTTCTATCTTTTCTTGTGAGAATTGGATTAACATTGCAATTAACTCCTGTGCTTGAGCGCCGAACCGTAAAAACTCGGCGCTCTTTAAAATAAAGCTGGCTTATGATGCAGGGTGTTGAAAGACCTTTACAGCCCCGCCCGTATCCATGTAGTTACCGCCTGACCGCATAAAGGCGAGAAAACCAACCTGGCCTTTTTTGGCATAGGCTGAATCGGTGAAGCGGTGATATAAAATTTCGATAACGTCACGAATGAAGTATTTCGAGAAGTCACCGAAAGCCATGGACTTGGCTGAAGCGGCAGGAACGGCAACGTCCTGATTGATCTGGTATCCGTAACCGAGAATGGTTCCTGTGGTTGTGTCAGAAATAGACGGCAACCAAAGCGGTCTGCCGTCGCCGTCGCTGAGTTCCTTTAAAATCTTCAGGACTGTATCTGAAAAAACCCATTTGCACGAATCTAGCTTTCTGTAAGCAGGATCAACAGAGTGCTCTAAATCAACCAAGTCACCATATACGACAGTTGTCAGCTGTCCCGAAGCGCCGGTTTTGCCGACTGATGCACCAGCAATAACGCCGGTAGGTTGATCTGAACCTGTTCCGACAGTAAAATGCCGGTTGGTGATTCGTCCAAGACGCTGGGCAATCCTGCCGTTTATGTACAAAGCCAGATCAACGGCGGAATCCTGAAGCAGCTCAATCGGCACTGTGATCACTTTCGAGCTGTACTTGTAAACAGGCAGAGATTTAACACCGAAATCAATATCGGCATCGGTAGCGGCTGCATTTTCAGTAACAAGCTCGCCTTCCTCTGCAGTGCCGTCGGAAGTAGGCCAGCTCATCGGATTGCCTTTCTCTGTACTGACGACAGTAGCAAGAGCACGCATACCACCAAACGCCTTCAGCGCGTCAATGACGTTCTTAGCAACATCGGTCTGAACAGCATACCCGCCTTCACTGTCAGTGGTTGTCGACATGGTGTTGTTGATATGCTGCCAGTCCTCTGCAGACAATGCCCGGTCGCCGCCTCGCATCCACTTGTTAAGCTGGGCGTGATCTTTGGTTTCACCTGAACGCTTTTTCAAGTACTCGCCAATACTTTCACGTTCAATACGTTCCTTATCGCCAGCCAGAGTCTTTTCTTCTCTGGCTATACGATCCTCGATAAAGGATATCCCATCACGGAGATTATCTAACCGCTGTGTCTCTGCTTTGGTCAGCTTTCCTTTGTTCTGGTCGAGAATGTGACGATACTCTTTTGCTTTTACCGTGCGCTCTTCACGCAATTTTTGAATAGACATCGACGTTCAACTCCTTTCTTGAACGCCGAGCCTTAAAGGGTGGGCGATATATTTTTGAGGGGTGGGAGGGGCCTTTGAGCCCGTGCCGGTATTGGGTATTGCACTATTTTGACAACTGTCTTAATAACCCTGTGATGTGCCGATATGCTTCTGGAAATCTCTCTTTCATGATTGTAAGCAGGGTAGCATATTTAATGGCCTGCGGTGTTGGATTACTCATCTCGTGCGTTCTGCAGAACGTGGTGGTTATATGTATCCGTGCTCTGCAGCCTCCTTTTTGATTCGATCAAGATGGCCTAAAGGGTCTTCTGCTCGGTCGATGCCACGCGGAATACAAAGCGGCAACCGACCGACGAATGCAATGTCTTCGTTAATGAGCAGCTGCCGAAAAGCCTTCTCCTTTTGGAGCGCCTCGGCATATGCCTCCGCTGCCTTGAGCGAAGAACGCACAAGGACAGCGTATTGATCTTTGATGTTTGATTCCTTGATAATCCTCTGGGAAAGCTCCCCTCTCAACTCCGCAATCCTTCTGGTTTGAATAGAGATGGCCTCTCTCACGACCTGGCGCTTACGATCCACTTGAGCCAACCTTTCGGTTGTAGACTCTCGCTGAATTACTTCTTTTCCGTCAAGCAGGTTTGTAGCGTCATCTGACAGGCTCCCTTTTCCTTCGCGTAGGCGCCAGGTCATGATATCGTTATGCTCTACATTAAGCTGGGCAAGATTCTCATGAAGCTCTTGAAACTTTTCGTTGGCTTGATTCCACTCGGGATAATCCATAAATCGCTTGATACCCATGTTTAACTCCTTGTGTTAATATTGTGGCCCTGTGGGCCTAGTGTCCCGCCCTTAATGATAGGGGGGTGGTTAAAGTTTGACCACTTTTCGCTACGACCGAGTGTCGGCGTGAAATTTTTGCGCTGTCAAAATTGAAAATTTTTTCATAGCTCTCCAAAACCGCCTCCAAGTCCTTTCGAACCCGCTCGATTAGCTACAATTCGGCTCAAAGCTGTCGGAGTTAATCCGAACTCGCTCAAAAGGCTCTGCAGATGCCTCAACGCTTCAGCCCGTTGCTTGACAAGAGGGTTCGACCTCGGGAAGTTTGCTCCCTCGTTCACCAGCGAGTCATTTTTGAGCAGGTCGTTTATCTCCGATATCTCGCCAAGCCGGATCGATGCTATTGAAACAAGTACACCATACGTACTTGAGTTGAGTCCCAGCTCTTCAAGTGCGGAAGATAGACTTTGGAAATGTTGTTTACAATCCTCCGGCAGCCAAGGCGGTGGCTCTAACTGTTTCCTCGACTGGAGAATTGAAGCCCGGGACTCTCGATCTTTACGATGAGTACCTTTTAAAAGCTTCAGGTCGTCTGATGTGCGTTTTCTTCCGGCCATACGAGCCCCCATTAATGGATTGAACCACTATTCTCGGTAGAAAAATTCATCTTGTTTTCGATAATTTCCTTCTCCCGCAGGGCCACTTCTCGGGCGGTTGTTTCTGCAGTGAGGTAAAGAAAACCCAGATAAATTTGGGACAGGTGCTCTCCAACAATGGGCCTTTTGTGTTTCCTGTAAAATACTGCGAGCTCTTTGAGAGTATCCTTCGAAAAGTTGTGCTTGATAATCAGCGACGTGCAGCAAAAAATTGATAATTTTAGATCTTGCGTTCCGCATTTTTCAACGTCATGGAAAAATATCTTCCTGTCCATTGCTAGTTTTTCCAACGTCTTAAGCAGGTCTGTTTCTCGGAATCCAAAGTGCTTTGAAATTTGTGAAAGCTTGAAAGGCTTTTCGATCTCTTTGAAATTAATTAGACTCGTTTTTGAACTCATCGAGCATACCTCCTTACCTGACAAGGTTTTGAAAACTGACGGTCCCGCCGGAGAAACATAATTTCACAATCCCGGTCGGCCCATTCCTATGTTTGCCTACTATGATCTCGGCAATACCTTTTGCCGGATTTTCCGAGCTCTTGTTATAGACCTCGTCACGATAGATAAAACAGATGATGTCGGCATCCTGCTCGATAGCGCCGGATTCGCGAAGATCGGCCATCATCGGACGTTTATCTGTCCTGTTTTCTAGCCCCCTATTAAGTTGTGAGAGGGCAACGACTGGCACATTTAGCTCTTTAGCAAGAGCTTTTAATCCTCTACTAATTTCAGATACCTGTTGTTCTCTGTTTTGACCTTCTCCACGACACAACTGCATGTAATCAACCACGATCAAGCCAAGCGTATTTCTTGAATGGATCATCCGGGCTCTTGCTCTTATTTGGGTAATGGAGAGTGCGGCCGTGTCATCTATGACAACGGGCAAGGCCTGCAGCGCACCGCGATAGTTGATAAGCTTCGGCCAATCGGAATCAGTTATTGAACCGCTCCTGATAGAGCTGAGATTGACGCCCGAGAGCCTTGCCAAACTACGCTCAATAAGCTGATTACGTGACATCTCGAGGCTAAAAACAAGAGCCCGGTGTCCTTGCCTGGCGACGTTCTCAGTAAGTTGCATAGCAAAGGCGGTTTTGCCCATGGAAGGCCTGCCAGCAAGAATTATTAAGTCAGAGCGGCACAGTCCCGAAAGTATCCGGTCAAGGTCGAAGAACATGGTTTCAATACCTGCAAGACCATCACCTTTTTTGTGGCGCTTCTCGATTTCGTCAAATACTTCGGAGAGGCTGTCCTCGATTGATTTGGCACCTTCACTGCTTCGGCCAGCTGCCAACTCGAAAAAGTCTCTGCCGAAATCATCGGCTATGCTTTGTGGATCCTGTTCCAAATAACAGTCAGCGACAACTCCACTTGCAACCTGAATCATCCTGCGCAGTTGGGATTTTTCGTGGATAATTCGGCAATAGTTGCCGATCCTGGAACTTAAAGGGATGATGTCGGTCAATTTTGCCAAGAAGGAAGCCCCGCCAATCCCATCCAGTTTGCTTTTTTTTCGGAGAGTATCCAGAACGGAAATTGTGTCGGGCGTCTTGCCTGTCTGAAAAATCTCTTTTGCAACGGTGAAGATGATTTTATGCGCCGGGGAATAGAAATCGGCCTCACTTATTCTGGAGATAACGGCGGGTACTGTCCTCTCATCAAGCAGCATGCTTCCGAGTACAGCCTGTTCAGCCTCTAGATTGTGCGGCGGTACTTTCAATTTACTGGCGTGAAGTTGCTGCATTGCTCCTTCCCTCCGTCACAATGTCCATGAAGTTTGTATTGACAGGCTTCGCAGTCGAAAGACGATTGGCTATCTGGTTGCTCGTCTTCCCATCTGCGTTGATTCAACCAGGTTGAGCCGTATGGAATGAATTGACCTCCGTCTTTCTGCCAATCACGTGACTCTTGTTGCCATTGAAGAGTAGTTTGGATTTGTTCAAATAACGCCTGATTGACTTTGAGCTTTTTCCAGGCTTTTTGCGCTGATGCTTTGTTCTGCTTTCGAGGATAGAGATCCCAAAATTCTCCAAAGGGGATGAGCGCATCTGTCTCTGTCTCTCCCTCTGTCTCTGTCTCTGTCTCTGGTGCATCATCTTGATACCGTTCTGATATCGTCGCGATATCATCATGTATCAGCCAGTGGCTAAGTTGCTGAATATATGACTTAAGTTTGTGCTCATTTATTCTCAACCTGAAGGCTAATTTCTTTATCTCTGGCAACCCCCCCTCTTTACCACAATCCTCAGATGCTACTAGCCATAACATCACCAGTACTTTTGCTTGGTCACCGCTGAGCTCATGCCAATCTGGATCATCCAGCAGATCTTTGTATAACTTGATCCATGGTGGGCACCGGTCCTTGAAATGTTGAAACTGATCCCAATTTTTGACCCTGAGTCGCTTCATAAAATAGACCTCAATGGTTGGGTATCGATGGGGTGGTCTTTGCCAAGGTCTCATAGTGCCCCCGCAGACAATTAAGAGCCTCCGTAAGGGTCAGCTCGCCATTTTCGACGAGTGCAACAAACTGCCTCGCCAGCTGCCGAGGTGCCATTCCTCGAGCTTCTTCGATGTACAAGGCTATTTGCTCAATGGCTTCGATTTCTCCCGGTAGCAGCATTACACCGTTATTCGAATTGACTTTGTGAGCGGTCATAAGATCCTCTCAAAATGAATTTAATCTTCAAGGCGACTGATCAACCACTCACATACCTGATCGACAGGATAGGCAACTGTACGACCAATGCGAAATGCACCGGGAATACCACGCTTCTGCGAGTCTAAATTTGCAAGGGTCCCGGGTGCAATCACCCCTCCGGTAAAACGGTTTATTTCTTTACGGGTGATGATGGTTGAAGGCCAGCGCTTACCAGCCTCGAGAATAATTGTCTTTGCCCGCTCGGAATTCTTCACCATGTCACATCTCCTTTTATTTACTATTGAACAAGTCAGGGGTAATAGCCCCAAACTCCAACATTCAAGAAACGGTGTAACATGGTTTAATTAATGAAAACAAATGGATAAAAAAGGTGAATTTATAAAAGAGGTAGGTGGTTGTTATGATTTAAAAAAGCCGAATGGCGTGTAGTTTGAATTATATCCTTGTGTATTTTCAGTAGGTTATTTTTACTCAATCTCCTTTTTCATTTCATCGCGGAGGGTTTCCATAGTTCCCACCAGGGAGGTTTTCAATATGTTATCCTCTTCAAGTGCTTTTAGTACATCAAATGCACCCCCGGTCGTCTGGCCGCTGGTAGGGGAATATGTCTTTGCAATCGAATTTCGAAAATCAGCCATCAGACAAGCTTGTAAGATCATCTCACACAAATTATGACCGGCAAAGTCAGTGGAGCGCCCTCTCTTTTTCTGGCGAGGTAAAACGACTTCATTGAGACACTCAAAAAGGAAGTGAATATCCATTTTTGCCAGCTCGATTGATGCCTTCCGTCTCTCAATATTTATGTTCTTTGGACGTGAATGCTTAATCGTTAAATTTTCAGCTTCCCATAGAAGATCTTCATCGTTCAAAATATTCACTACAGAATCAAGCGGCCCCTTGATAGAATCTAACAAATCCCTCAATTCTCGGAGTTTGACTGGAATCTCCTTCTCTCGGAAATCATCTCCTTGAGTGGCTACATAATGCTGACAAGCCACCCTGATAGAGCGATAGAAGATTCTTCTTTTTTCCTGGTCGAAAACTCCTTGCGAGTCCAGCAAATTGTCGAGAATTTTTATTGCTTTATCGGAAAAATCGAAATCTGGTAATATGCAACCTTCCATATCTTCACCCTTAAAGATTACCCTGAAAAATCCCCGGTCAAGCGGCAGGGTGTACCGCTTTTCGCTCCGTCGAGCTAGACCGGGAAAAACGTTTTATCTGATTTTCTGAATTTTCGCTTTGTCCGCCGTCTTCTGCTGGTTGTCCAGTATTGCCATTGCGCCTTGTACGCTGTTGTCGTTCACATGGCTGTACCGCATTGTCATGGCAAGGCTCTTATGTCCCAGGATTCTACCTATAACAGGCAATTCAACACCGGCATTAACGAGCCATGAGGCGCAACTATGCCGCAGGGAATGAAACACGGCTTTCATTCTTCGATCCTCCACGCCGTCATTGAGCCCCATCTGCAGTACAGTGCGGTCAAAAACTTTAGATATGGCCGTCATCTTACCGCCGCCCCTGGCAGGAAAAACCAATTCATTCGGCTTGCCCGGTTCCATGCTTTCAAACATGGAAATAATAGCCTTTGTCATAGGGACTGTTCGGCTTTCGCTGTTTTTGGGATCGAGTACAAATATTTCCCTGTTGTTTAATCTAATATGCTGCCATTGTAGCCGGGCAATTTCTCCAAACCTCATGCCGCTATTGAGAGACAAAAGGCATATTCTGTATGTCTGTTCGGAGTGCTTGCGGATCTCGTCAAGAAGTAATGCCGCCTCTGCTGGTTCAAGGTATCGCTGCCGGCGGTTATCAATCTTCTGCTTTTTCAGGAAATGGATTGTAGGTAATGAGCCGGAATAAATATTGTGTGCAGAGGCATAATTATAGACCTGCCGGACAATGCTTTTCACGTATTGAATCGACCGAGGTGCCCGGTCTGCCTTTTCCATTGCTCTCCTGATTCGTTCAAGATCGAGTAAGACTATTTCATCCAGCCGCTTTTTGCCGATGTAGGGGCCGATCCAGTTACGATAATAGCTGATTTCGTCGCGTAAGCTTTTTTTCTTGTTATTGGCTTCGCAATACTTAGGAAATATCTTGTCAAGGATAGTGTCATTTTCAAGCTTGATTCGCTGTTCTTCAGCTTCCCTCTGCCTTGCTTCCTGTTCTTCTTTCTGACTCTTTATTTCGCGTTTCTCAGCTAATGAGGTTGGTCCCTGCCCGGTGGTATGGTTTGCTTTCAATTCGGCAAGCACAGCGGAAGATTTGCGCTCTGTCCATCCTTCCGAGGCCCAACCAAGCCCCTCTGATTTTTCCTTGCCGCTTATCTTGTACCGGATAGTAAAATATCTGTCGTAATTAACGCCATGCTTTCGAGTGGCATGCTGTCGGTATCTGACCCCTGTACTTTTCGTCTTGATCCACTGTCCCGCCATTGTCCGGCCTCCCTGCAA